GCCGCCTCATCTCGCCACCCCGTCGTGGCAGTACCCGTCCGCCGGCACGGCCTCGCCGTGCGTGGGGCGCTTCCAGCAGACCAGCTGCTCGTCCCCGGTGTGCCGCTCGACGCGGGCGTGGGCGCAGTCGCGGCACCTCACGGGCATCACGTAGCCCATGCCGTCAGCGCGGCGCCCCGCCCGCCTCTCGTAGCCCTCGATTATCTCCATCAGGTCCATCGGCCGCCTCCGCTCTCCCATCTCTCCAGGCGCCTCCCGCGCCCGGACTCCTTCCTCACCTCGGCGGCGAACGCCGCCAGCGCCAACAGCAGCCAGGCCGCGCCTATCGCCGCGAGCGCGTACACCCCCGCCGTCATGAGGCATCGCCCCCGATGCCGCACATGCGCTCGCGCCACGCCTTCGTGCGCACGGCCTTCGAGGCCAGCTTCTCGGCCGCCATCTCCATCAGCTCGGCCCTGTTCTCCTCGAACCAGCCCTGCAGCATCTCCGCGGCGGCCTGCTGCCAGTCGACCTCCTTCGACGCGTACCAGCGCCGGGGCATGTTCCGCGTGATGTTCTCCATCAGCTCGCCCCGCACCTGCTCGGCGGCCTCCTCGACCACCAGCTTCTCTATCGCCGAGTCGTCCAGGCTGATCCCGAACTGCACTATGTGCTCCATTTCTCCTCTCCTTCCCTCGAGGCGCGGGCGTTCCACGCCTCGATCGCCTCCTCCATCGTCTCGAAGTACGCCCCGTTCGAGGGGCACGCCATGTTGGCGCAGCGCACCGAGTACCCGTCGTAGTGGGTGAAAACGAACGCCTCCTCCCCGCAGAAGGGGCAGTCCAGCAGCTCGGTCATGCGCTCACCACCTTGCGCCCGCATTCGGGGCAAAAACGCGGATAGTCGCAGATGAAGCTGGTACAAAGCGTGTTCATGTCATCGGAATCGAAAAGCGATAAGATGCACCCGCATTTTGAGCAATGAAAGACTTCCTTGCCGTTAGCCCCAATGCCGCCTAAGTCATCACACGTCCCGCTCCCCAGCGTCGCGACTATGGCCTGCTCGGCCGATAGGTAGTTCTCGTACACTGCGACTGCGAACGCTTCCTCGTCCTCGTCGTACACCGCGACCCATTTGCATATATCGCCCTGCCATGCGATGGCGTCTAGCTCGAACGGGATCATCTTGGGCGTGACGCCGCGCTCCTCGAGCAACGCGAGCAGCTTCCCTGTCGCTTTATTCATCGCCGCCCTCCTCCATCAGCTCAAGTTGTATATCTCGCATTCCCTGTCCTTCCCGTCCCATGCGCGCGGCAGGCGCACCAGCGCCACGTTGCGCATGTTGACCAGCACCTCCGCGCCGTTCGGCGTCTCGGCCCCGACCCACTCGCGCCCGCGCATCGCCTCGTCGCGCAGGTCCTTCCCGCCGGCGCGGGCCACCACCTCGACCGAGGAGCCGCCGGCGAATACGATCGTCGCGGTCTCACATGCGCCCATACCCGCCTCCCTTCTCGTCCGACAGCCCTAGCAGCCAGTCGGCGCTCACGCCGAGCGCCCTCGCCATGTCGGCCACGCGCCGCGACGTCGGGTCGCATCCCCCGCGGGCGACCACGCCGATGTAGTTGGCGGTCATCCCCGTGCGGGCGGCGAGGTCCTTGTAGCGCCACCCGCGGGCGCCGAGCGCCTCCTGCAGCCTTCCCGGCAGCCCGCTCATCGGCGCTCACCGCCGACCGCCTTCTCGACGCACGCCAGCACGGTCCCGCAGACCAGCGCCAGCGACACGACCACGGTCAAGCACACCACGATCAGGTTCGCGTCCATGTCACAGCTCTCCTTCCAGCATCAGATCGGCGACCAGCTCGTCGACCATCTCTATCCTGTCCCCCAGCCAGCGGATGCACGGCACCGCCATGCTGTTGCCGCACGCCTTGTAGCGCGGCCCGTCGGGGCACTCCCCCGACCATTTCGCCACCTTCCTCTCGAGCGCCTTGCGCTCCTTCTCGCCCTCGGGGCAGAGGGCCTCTAACAGCGCCTCGGCGACGGCGCCCGCGTCGCATCCCGTGAGGTCGGTGTGGCCGTCGGGGAACCCCTGCAGCCTCTCGCACTCGACGGGCATCAGGCGGCGCACTATGTAATCGTCCATATCCGTCTCCTTCATGACGTAGCCGTGGCCCCCTCCGTCCCCCGCGTAGAGCGCGGGCCACGCCCCATCCTCGGGGAAGACCCTGCGCGACTGCACGTCCCAGGGCGTCAGGCACTCCGCGTCCTGGAACAGCGTCTGGTCTTGCGTCGTGGCCAACGTGAAAGCCACCTCCTCGCTAATCAGCGGGCCCTTGCCGGCGGTGCCGACCGACCCGTCCTCCTTCACGTACGTGTCAGACCCGCAGCGGACCTTCACCATCCAGGCCCGCGGGGCGCTCTCCTCTCTCAAGCGACATCGCCTCCTAAAACGGGGAGACGCCCCTCGGCGCCTCCCGTGCTCCTCGTATTCGGTTTTCCGTCGGGCCGTCAGCCCCTCGCCATGTCCTCCCGTATCAGCCGCTTGACGTACTCCGCCTTGGCGGGCTGCTCCTGCAGGTGCCGCCACAGCGCCTCGTCCTTCGGGAAGAAGCGGATCGAGAGCTGGTGGGTCTTCTCGCGCTTGTACTTCGCGCTCGCGCGCCTCTGCGCATCGCTCACCATGCCGTCCCCTATCGCCTGCAGAGGGCTATCGTCTCGTGCCAGCCCCTGACGTTGGTGGAGCAGCGGGCGAACCTGATCGTCCTGTACCCGCTGCGCGCCAGCCTCGACAGGAACTCCGCGTCGGTCTCGCCCTTGCGGGGCGTCTCCAGGCGCTGGGTCTTGCCGGGGTTCCCGCTGTGCATGCGGTACATGCCCTCCTCGCCGTAGTTGGTGCTGACCGTACGGCCTTCGACTTCCATCTTCCTCATGAGGGTTTCCTTTCGATCGGTTGCCCTCATTATAGTGCTAGTACCATGTTATGTCTAGTGCTAGTACTATATTTTTCGGGGAATTCTCCCCCGCTATTCGGTTTTCAATGCATCGGCGCTAGTTGCCGTGCCCCACCGCGTGGGGGCCTCGCGCCACGAGGGTGTCCATCACGTCCGCCCGCTCGATGTGCGGGTCGAACTGCGCGTTGGCGCCCTGGTTGAACGCCGCCCTGTCTATGACGGTTGGCATATCACCTTGTCTCTCCTCGCAGACGACCGCCGCGTTCGACTGCGTGTCTGCCATGCAGACCACGTTCTGCCCGCGGTCGGGGCAGGGCGAGGAGTCGTGGCGCGCCGTGAGCGTGCCCGCTATCTCGTCGCCGTACTGGGTGAGCGCGCCCCGGGGGTCGTGGCACACCGCGTTGGAGTTGCTCAGGTCGAGCGTGTAGCTCACGTCGTCCGTGTTGACGTTAGAGCCGTTGGCGTTCGTGTTGGCCGTGCTCAGGCACACCGCGGGCGGGTGGTCTGCCGCCGCGAGGGTATGGCACTCCTCGTCCCACTGCGGGTTGTTCCCGTTCTGGGGAGAGGTGATGCAGGTCGTGTTGAACGCGAGGGTGTGGTCCCCGCCCTCTAGGCGCCCGCCGCCACCCTCTCCAGGGTCGACGCGAGCGGCTCCGGCAAGCTCTTGCCTCTTTTGCCGGCTCGGCGGATAATCCCCGCACACGCTTCCGGGCTCAAACAGTACCGCAGCACTGCGTCTCCAGTCTCTAGTGTTGATGACAGCGAACACACGGCGGCGCCGCTGGGCCACTCCGAAGAACTGTGCGTCGAGCACCCTCCAAGAGACACCGCCTCCAGGCCAGAGCTCAGCCACCGCTTCGAGGAAGGTCTGGAAAGCCCTTCTCCTGTCAGCGGATAGAACTCCCGGCACGTTCTCCCAGACGATCCACTCGGGGTCGATCTCGTAACAAGCTCTAAGAAACTCGAGCATGAGGTTTCCCCGAGGGTCAGCAAGGCCCTTGCGAAGTCCAGCGATGCTGAACGACTGGCACGGGCTGCCGCCGATGACGAGGTCGCATTCTCCATTGTACTGACTCCAATCCACTTTCGTAACGTCCCCGAGGTTCGGCACCCCGGGCCATCTCGCCGCGAGCACCGCGGCGGGGAACGGCTCTATCTCGGCGAACGCCACCGGCTCCCACCCGAGCGGCTCCCACGCCACCGTCGCGGCCTCTATGCCGCTGAAAAGGCTTATGTACCTCATTGCCCGTGCTCCCATCTCCACTCGCCGGTGCATAGGCGGTGGGCGTAGTTGTTGGCCTTCGCCAGGTCGACCTCGGCGTCGCCCTTCTGCCCAGCGCGCAGCGCGTACTTGAGCACGTTGTACAGGCGCGCGGCGCTCACGCCGTCGAGCCCCTCTATCACGGCCTCGATCACCTCGACGGCCTGCACGCCGCCCCTCTCGTAGTGGGCGGGGTGGTATACCGGGTCGCCCCCTCTGCGCTCGCCGCTCATCGCTCCACCCCCAGAACCGCCCGCAGCTCGTCCTGGTAGCCGGGGTGCAGGCGCTTGAGCATCGCGGCCATCACGGCCTTCTCGCGGTCGTAGCGGCGGTTCAGGCACTCCGCCTGCGGGGGCTCTCCCCCGTCGCCGCACGCGCGCCCGCACTCCGAGCACTTCACGACGGTCTTCTCGCCGTCGTCCCAGAACACCACCGTGGCGGGGCCGTTGAACACGGCGCGCTCCGCGACCGGGCGGCGCGCCGCCCCGCATGCCTCCGCTATCCGCGCGCACGACCACCATGCGGGGTCGAAGTGCCTCGGCGGCGTGGAGTCGTTCAGGACGGCGAACTCGCGCTCGGTCCCGTCGAACGTCACCTGCATGCCTCCCATGCCGTCTGTCCTAACACTCGTTATATTCATTTCCTCCGTACCTCTCTCAGCAATATCAGCGTCCCGTTCTGCTTGTGAATCCTCACCACGCCCCTGTAGGCGCTCTTCCCGCACACGCGGCGCAGCCCCTGGTAGAGCGTGTCGAGGTCGTATTCCGTGTCCTCGTGCCTGACCCTCGCCTCGCTCGCGTGGTACCGCAGGAACGCGAGCACCAGCTTCTCGGAGAAGCGGCTCAGCGCCGTCGCGTTGCGCGTCATCGTGACCGGCTCCTCGACGGGTCCGAGCAGGGCTTCCATCTCCTCCATGGCTCACCTCCTGTACCGCGTCACCGAGCCGACCACCTGCCGCACCTCTTCCTCGGGCACGGGCGGGTCCATGTAGGCGGCGTTCGCCGCGAGCGCGGCCTTGAGCACCGCCGACTTGTGCGCCCCTCCGCTGTGCATCTGCCCGCAGTAGCTCACGAGCGCCAGGTGGCGCGATCCTGAGCCGATTTGCGGGTAGGAGACGCGCATCCTGCCCGTGCGGGCGTCCAGCTCCCAGGCCGGCTCCCAGATGCGCTCACGGCGCCCCTCGCAGGCATCCGCGCCCTCCTCGGGGCAGTCGGCGAAGTGCTCGGCGAGCACCATGTCGATGCCCTCCTGGGCGTCGGCCAGCTCGCCGAACATCACCGTGCGCCCCGTGAGCACGAAGTAGCGCGCCTCGCGGTATATCTCCCATCCCCTGCGGTTGTTGCGCCCCTTGAAGGGCAGCGACCCCCTGCAGATGATGTGGAGCCCCTCGCCGCTCTTGGAGAGCTCGGTGTAGCTCCCGCACGCCCTCACGGCCGCGAGCGCCTCGTCGGTCGGCATCCCGTACTCGTCGACCGCGTGGTCGATGTCGATCCCGACGTAGCCGTCCCCGTCGAAGACGAAGCCGGCGTACTCGTAGACGCCCCGCTCGACGCACTCGCGGGCCTCCTCGAAGGCGCCCCAGCTGTTCGGCCTGTTCACGGATGCCGTGCCGTTCCTGAAGGCGCACAGCGGGGTCTTCTCGGGCAGGCCGAGCGCCCTAGCCGCGTCGGCGTCGGCGCAGACCCACCGCTGCAGCCCGCGCAGTTCCGCAGGCACGTTCTGCATCAGCGTCGGCATGTCCGCGCCTACCGCTGCGTCGCGGGCTTGCGCCCCGGCTTGCGCTTCGGCGCGGGCCTGGGGATGTCCCCCTCCTCGACCTCGAACGCCGCGATCGGGAAGCGCATCTTGCCGTCGACCACGAGCTCGCGCCCCTCCTCGTCGCACAGCTCCAGGGTCTCCGCGCGGCGCACGATCTCGTCGCACACCGGCGCCGGCATCTCGGACGCCGCCCAGCGGCCGTCCCCCGCGTCCAGCACGTACGGCACCGTCGCGTCCTTATTTGCGTACTTCTTCGTCAGCTTCATGGAACTCCTCCTCGATAGTGTTTTTGAACGTCTCGAAATCGCTTATCACGTGGTGCGGCGTCCCCGACCTCAGGAAGCGGTGGCGCCACACCCGCTGGTCTGGCTGGACCTTGTAGCCGCTGTCCCCCTTGAGCTCGACGCCCACGGCGCGGCCGCCGCCCATCACCAGCAAGTCGGGGAACCCCTTGTTGGAGTAGCCCCCGCCGTGGATGTTCACGGCGATGACGGCGCCCCCGAAGCGCTCCCTGACCCAGTCGAGGCACTGCCTCTGCAGCCTGCTCTCGCGCATGGCTACCAGATGTCCTCGTCATCGTCGTCGGCGCCCTCCTCGTCGGCCTCGCGGTAGTTGCGCAGCTTCATGCGGGAGTGCGTCTTGCCCTCGTCGTCTGTCCACGAGTCCTCGAAGACGTCCGCCACGACCTTGAGCCCCTGGATGTCCTCGGGGTCTATCTCGCGGTCGGTGAAGTCGTGCGTCGCGCACTTCGCGATCGTCGAGAAGATGCCGAGCGCCACCTCGTTGACCGTGCCCTTCTTCTTGCCCTTGAGCATGAACGTCTCGGTGGCCGTGCCGCCCTCGTCGTCGGCGAACGTGACCTTGATCTTCTGGTACTTCTCCTCGTAGGTGACGCGCTTGATGAGCAGCTCCTGCCTCTCGCCCGCCTCCAGGTTGCGGAACCCCTGGGTCAATCCGATCTTCGCCATGTCTGTGTCTCCTTACTCTCCCGCGACCGACACCGTGAACCGGGTCGACTCGCTCTCCTTCGCGTACTTCTCCCACACGCCGTCGGCCTTCATCGCCTTCTCGTCGGGCTTGAGCGTCACGCTGCGCTTGAGCAGGCAGCGCACGCGCCCGCGGCTGAGCTCGCATTCGGCGTTGCCGCCTATCCGCTCCATCGCGTACCTCTTGAGCTGGTCCTTGACGGCCTTGAGGCGCTTCTCCTTCCGCGCCACCTTGGCGTGCGCGGCGTCGACCGCGTCCTGCAGCGACTCCAGCTCGTCCATGAGCGCCTCGATGTCGGTCTCGGGGCTCAGGTAGAGCTTGCGCATCTCCTTGAGGTAGGCCGCGTCGGCCTTCTCGTCGTACTTCGGGCTCTCACCCGCCTCGACGTGGTCGTTCCACCACTCCAGGGCGGGCTCGACGTAGTCCTCCACGAAGTACGGGTACCGCTCGCTCACCTTGAACTCGAAGGTCGCCGTGTTCTCCGCGCTCGGCGCGTAGGCGCCGGGGTCGTCGTAGTCGCCCTCCTCCAGGAAGCTCGCGACCATGATGACGTCGTCGCACTCGAGCAGCCATGCGTAGAGCGCCGCCTGCAGCGCGTAGTACTCGGGCACGTCCTCCGTCCAGTCCTCGGCGCGCTTGGTGGTCTTGAACTCGAGCACCGCCTCGGTCTTGCCGACCAGGCCCTCGGAGGTGCCGTCCCATTCATCGGACACCAGCAGCGCGTCCCACATGCCCCCGAACACGGGGTGGCTGTAGAAGTTGCCGTAGGTCTTGGCGAACGGGTCGGCGCCCCAGACGTCGTGCGGGTCGATCAGGTTGTCCATCATGTAGGCGTCCCGCATGTACTGGATTTGCTTGGGCTCGATGGCCTTGCCGGCCTCGGTGTACTTGTTGCCGACGAACGGCTCGCTGTAGGCCTTCGTGATCTCGCACCACATCTGGAACGGGGTGCTCCAGCGGTTCAGGCCGAGCACGCTCGCGAACCGGGTGCCCGTCATCTTCTTGGGGCGCTTCGGCGGGTCGATGCTCACCGTGCCGTCCTTGTTCCATTGAAGCTCCATCTAGTCCTCCTGCAGCTTGTAGAATCTCGTGTCCTTGATGCGGTCCAGCATCTCCTCGCTCAGCGGGATCGCCTCGTAGCATTCGTAGAAGCCGTCGGCCAGCAGTGCGATGGCCGCGCCCACCTCGACGGTCGTCATCTCGCTCTTCTCGGCGACCTTGCCGAACTTCTTCATCGCCTTCGCGACCTTCTCGATGTCGACGTCCCCGTACTTGACGGGGATGCTCATCCCGATGTTCCCCATGCTTACTCCCCTTCCGTCTCGAACCGCTCGCGCATCTCGCCGAGCTTCTGGATGGCGGCCTCGCACTCGGCCTTGCTGAACGGCTTGCCCTCGTCGGACGCGCTGTGGTTGAACTTGTCGGTGCTCGCGCCCAGCTCGGCGATGAACTGCCCGACCTCGGGGTGCTCCGCGCCGTGCTCGTCCTTGAGCTTCTTGATGGCGGACTTGAGCGAGCGCACCTGCAGGCTCGTCGCTGCGCCGTCGGCGTTCGCCACGGCCTTCGCCGCGCTCTTGCGCTCGGCGGCCGTGGCGGGCTTCCTCGACGCCGGCTTGGACGCGCTCGGCGCCTTCTTCGCGGCCGCCTCGGCCTTCGCGGCGTTGTCTGCGCTCTCCTCGAAGTCCTGGCTGTCGACCGAGTCGCTCTCGACGATGTCGAGCACCTGCATCTTCAGGTAGCGGCGCATGTAGGTCTGCTCGCCGCCCGTGCGCTGGATGGGCGTGGTCACTTGCTTGCCCTTGGCGTTCACGATCGGCGGCACCTCGCTCCACTTGAGCTTGAACTCGATGGCCTGCTCCGGGTCGTCGGCGTTAACGACCGTGGCCACCGCCATCGGCTCGCCCAGCTTCGGCTCCCAGCGGTCGCCGAGCGACACGGGCTGCCATTTCGGCTCGACGTAGCGGAACAGCTCCACCAGGCCGACCTCCTCGAAGATGCGCGTCTGCGCGGGCACGATGTCCTCGAGCTCGAAGTAGTCGTACTCGGCGTGGTCGTTCGTGCCGCTCTTCCTCACGCCCGCGTCCAGGAACATGCGGCGCGCCGCCGCCAGCTTCTGGTAGACGTTCATGCCCTTGTAATCGGGCGCCTTCCTCGCCGTGCGCTTCGCCGCCGGCTTCTTCTCGGTAGTGTTCTCCGTCATTTCCTCTCCTTCGAAATCCTGCGCCCGCCTCTCCGCGAGCGCGACGTACCATTCCTTGTCGATATCCTCTATCGGGGGATACCCTCCGTTGCAGATGAGGCAGTGCTCGGGCAGGCTCTCGACCTTCGCGACGCTGCCGTCCGCGGCCTTGACCTTGTACAGGCGGCCGAGCGTCTCGTCGCGGGTGGCGAACACCCTGTTGCATTTCTGAACGGGCCTGTCCTCGATTGCGGGGGTGCCATCTGCCAGCTCTCCGTGAACGATCTCCTGGTAGACTTCGCGGTATTTATGCCCTGCTTTCGCCACCAGCTGGAACCTGGCGGGGTCGTCGCACGTCCTGACCGTCTCGGCCACGGGCGTCCCGTCGAGCAGGTAGCGCCTGAGCGCGTCTGCCACGACCACTGCGTTCTCGTTGATGCTGAACGCCCCGGCCGCGGATGCCCCGCGCACGAGGTAGCCGCCCTTCACCTTCTCCTTCCCGCCGGCCATCCTCAGGGCGTAGTTGTTCACGTTCGCCTGGGCGATCACGGCGACCTCGTCCTCTTCGAGGGCGAAGCCGGTGCGTTCTTCCCATTCGTGGTAGATGTCTGCGAGGGCCCCGTAGTGCTCCTCGTCGAAAGACACCATGATCCCGTCCGTGTTCAGCTGGATCAGCTTCAGCGTGGGCACGTCCCTCACGAGATGGCAGGCGAGCTCCAGGAGGTACAGCTGACCCGATATGCAGACGGACCTTGCCATCAGCGGGTCATACAGGTCGTTGTACTGGTTGAGCGTCGCGCCATAGGTGGTGTTCAAGACCAATTTGAGCGCGTTTGCCGTAGCTTTATCGCCCTCGCTCTTCGCCTTTAGACGCTCCTCATATACTTTCGCGAACATGTCTGGATGTGGGATGTTCCTGCTCGTATACCCGTTGCGTATCATCAAACTCGGGTAACTAGTAGTAGCTGGTTACATCAATGTTTATGATTCGCCTAGCCACAGGGCATCACCTCCTTTGCGTATTTCCAGGTGTATCCCGCAGTTAGATAGCCTTTGTTGATAGCGCACCAAATTGCTTGCGGGGACAGATGGAGCTTTCTGCCGGCTTCCGAGAGAGACGGGTAGACTTCCAATAAGTTTCCCTCGTCGTCCAACCGGCATACCGCCTTCCCGCAGGTGTTCATATCCCGGTGGATGAGTCCTGTTTTCACGGCATGGCGGCTATTCTGCTCATAAGTACACCATTCGAGGTTTTCCACTCGGTTGTTGAGGCGATCGCCGTCGAGATGGTTCACGCAGGGCAAGTGATTCGGATTGGGGATAAACGTTTCGGCAACCAACCTATGCACCAATGCGATTTGCCGAATCCCTCGGGAGAAGAGGGTGACGTGTAAATAACGCCCGTCGAATTGCGGCTTGAGCACTTTGGCGCTCTTGAAGGAATAAACATCCCCCGTTTCATTCACACCGTAGTTCGGGTTTCTCGCAAGCGTGACGAAATCTAGCATCCCGCCACCTCCCTGTACTTGGGAAGCGCGCCGTGTATGCCCCCGAAGCCGAGGGTCACTGGGCACCCGCCCACCTCTATCTCCAGCTTGCCCTTCCACAGCTCCTCGTCGGGCACCGACTCGTCGCCGATGCGGTCGAAGAAAGCGATGACCTCGGGCGGGATGTGCTCCATGAGCAGGTTGGCGGGGTACTCGTACTCCCTCTCGTCGTCCCACTCGTAGCGCTGGGCCCCGAGCACCGCGGCGGTCAGCTTGGCGTTCGTGAGCGCCATCGCCCTCGCGGGCGCCAGCCCCGCGCGCTCGCCCAGAGCGGCCTTCGTCATGAGGTATCCCTCGCGCATGCCGAGCAGCCGCTCGGTCGCGTCGACGTCGTGGCGGCAGTACTCCTCCACCTCGCGCCTCTCCGCTTCCGTGAGCTCGCGGCCGATGTCGAAGGCGACCCCCGACTCCTCGACCGACATGCCGGCGTGCGCCTCGATGCTCTTCAGGCTCGTGCCCATCTGGGTGTCCTTCATGAGGTCGACGTCGTTGAAGGCGCAGTAGAAGCCCTCCAGGTAGGGGTGCTCCCACGGCTGGTTGCCGGTGCCGATGATCCAGTCGTTGACCTCCTTGACCTGCTCGGGGTCGCACCCCGCCATGATGGCCTTGAGGATG